TCTCTTGCCGCCCCCGTACCAAACTCGGCGAGTTGTACGCCCGCTCGACCAGCGCCGAGCACACCCAATTTTGCCTGTTGATCTCTAATAGCTTGTTCTTGTATAGCCTTGTTACGATCAAATTCTGCTAGTGTTGCGTCAATCACCTGTGTTTGAAATGGAGACATGAAATCTTGCACGTCCTGTTGAAAAGCTGTTGCTCCTGTTCCAATTTCACCTAATTGTCCAAGGGCCGTGGTTCCTAACCCAGCGGCTAATTGTGCTTGTGTTTGTGCTCTATCTAAAAATGGTTGAAAAGAACCTATACCTGCCTGTGCAACCTGTTGTGCTTGTTGTTGTAATGGATCTTGTGATGCAACAGTTGGTGCAAGTCCCGCTAGACTCTGTTGTCTTGTTGTGAATTCTCTTGCTGCCTGTTGTCTAGCTGCAAAGTCTTCTGCTGTTTCACCAGCTTGCTGTGATACACCAGCCAAGCCTGTTGCAACAACAGGAACACCTGATTGTGCTACAATTTGTTTTGCTAAATCTTGTCCTAAATCTTGAACAAATTGTGCGGGTAATTGTTGTACGGTTTGAACAGCCATTATAATACTTCCTCTAATCTTTGTGATGTTTGAAACATTTTACGTGCGCCTTCTAAGCCTTGCGATTCTTCTGATACGTCACCTCCGGCTTCGAGGTTCTTCATCATGTTATACATGACTTCTGCGCCTTTGTCCACATCTCCATCGCCTGCATTTCTAACAGCATCAGCTGTAAATACAAACTCATTTTTTGATAGTCTTGCAGGGACATCATCTGCTTTTTCCATACGTCCTATTGGCACAAAGCCACCTTCAGCTCTTAAATCCATTTCTTGTCCACCCATATCTAATAGTGGCATTGTTTTTTTAGCCACTGGTTCTTTACCTTCTGCAGGTCCACCTTCAGCTCTAAATGCTAGTGCTCTAAAATCTTGTGAAGTTCCAGCGTTTAAAATAGATCGTCTAGCTGCTCCTATATCTATACCTTCTTCTTCTGCTAACAGTTGTGCTTGTTGTTCTTGTTTTGGTGTCAGTAATCCTGCTAATGCTGATGCTCCAAATATAGCTGAGCCTACACCAAGATTAGAAAATATACCCTCTCTTACAAAATCTACATTTTTACCTGAACCAACTTTTCTTCCAAGAATACCTAACCCTTCACCAGCAGTTCTAAATATACCTGGTATACCTGCTTGATTAGTAAAAAATTGTCCTCTACCAACAGCTCTCAAAAATGGACTTGATGCTGTTGTTCCAAATGTAGATGGAAAAGCTTTTGCTGCCAAAGGTCCACCAAATTTTATAGCAGCTGCTGTTATCGCAGCTTTACCTATTGGTGATTTTGCAATCTTCTTGACTGTTCTGCCAACCTTTTTAACAAGTTTACCCAGACCATACATCTGTCTTGCAGATTCAAAATCAAACTCACCACCTATTGGTCCACCATCAGCTCTGAATGCTAATCGTAAACCTTCGTCTTTCTCTGGTTCTTCTTCCTCGATAATTGGTGCTTGAGCTTGTAATGACGCTAAATACTCTGCTTCACTACTAAAACCTAATTGTGCCCAATATGGAATATCTTGACTTGCATCTCCTTCACTCATGTCAACTGCTTGTGGTCCTAACGTTTTTATAAATCCTCTTCTTTGAAGATCAAAAGGAGTTGGTTTTTTTACTTGAAAAATATTTGCTAATCCTTGTGTTGTAGGAAAGATATCTGGTACAAATCTATCACCAGCACCCATTGTTGCATTACGCATTTCTCTTGCTATTTTTTCAGCCTCTGGTGTAAATTGTGCCATTGGATTTCTATCACCTTCACCTCCTCCAGTTGGAGCAGAGGGGCCTGACCTTTGTTTACCACCCATACCCATAGCACTGTCTCTAGCGTCTCTTTGTTCTCTTGCCTCTCTTGAAGCTTGTCCAGGACCTCTATTTCCAAGTCGAAGTCCTATACGTCCTCCGTCTTGTAACATCTGTTTTGCTTGTTGTGCTCTAGTTATGGCCATCGTTCTATTCTATTTTGTTTTACCCAATAAATCAAGACTAGGCATTATAACAGTTACATCTCTTCTAATGTCCTCTGGCGATATACCCTTGTCTTTCCACTCTTTATCATTCTTATATTTTTCACCTGTTTTTTTATTTGTTATTTTTTCTATTATCTTATCTGGTTGTAGCTCTATCATTATGTTGTTACCTCTCGCGGCTGTATCTCTAATATTGAAGCTATGACGTGCAGCTCGTTCGCGTCACTGGCTTGTACTTTAAGTATCTCACTCTCCTCCATTACAAGAGGCTGTGTTAATAATTCTGTTGTAGTATTAGTATCTATTGCTTTTGTTTTAAATAAACTAAATATATTAGAGGACGCATCTACCAACGTTATGTCTATATTGCAACTAGATCCTGAATCGTTTGATACTAATATTGATTTTACAACAGTAGTGGTTGCACTTGGCACTGTATACAAAGTTGTAAGATCAGTTGTTGTTAGGTCTACTTTTTTATTTTTAAAACTATTAGCCATTAATTTATAAAGAAGTTAAATGCTTCTACCTCCTGTTTTAATTCCTCTTGAAACGTAGTATTTAATTTTTCTACTATAGCGTCAAGATCTCTAACTTGTGATTCAGCCACAGTTAAATCGTATTCTTCACTAGCTCTTGTTAATACCTGTACTATCTTTGCCATTATCTACGTCCGTCTGGTTGTGTGTCTAATCTAAAAGTTCCTAATTTCCAATTTTGACTTGTTGATGTGTTCTCTACTTTTAACGCAATTGCTCTGGCTCTTGCACGTGTATCTACTTTTTGAGTAGAAGTTGTAATATCAAATGGACCTAGTGATGAGCTAGCTGCCGTGTCATTTGGAAAATTACGTATATTTAATGTAACTCTAGTGCTACCAGTTTGTGATATAAAGTCGGGTATAAATCTTCTTATCTTCATTATAAATTCACCATCTCCTCTAAATGTTGCAACTCCTGTTTGTTGACCAGTTGGAGCTCTCTGTTGTGTAATGTCAAAATCTCCTGATAATATATTTGCAGTCACAGCAGTTATAGTTCCATTTCTATTTTGATCTGTCCCTGTTTCGTGTTCATAGTATGATGTTCTACCTTCTGTATTTCCAACAACATCAAAAGAAGTATCTGTATCTGCATCATATTCTAAAGCGTGCGGTTTACCAAATACAGCGGAGTCTCGCCACATTGTTCTAGCTAAACTACCAACTGTCCATACTGGTCTTCGCGGAGATGAATCAAAATAATTATATGCAACCATTCTGTTTACAACAGATGATGTTGACTCTGGATAAAACCACGTTACCTCTCCAAAAAGATTATTTAACCCAGCAGACACCATTTGATTACCAGATTCTAAATTTATATTATCAAATACAAAATCCTCTACTAAACAAGGTAGTGATTCTAGTTTACCAGCATATCTAAAGAAACCATTTTCTGACATCCAGTATGCAGCACCATCAACTTCTACACATGCATTCTGTCCAACAAGTCCACAGTTAGTTCCAGTTTGTGCAAACGCAAACGTAAATGGTTGACCAACAAAACGTTGTGTGAATAATGCGGTGTCAGTCCAAACATAAATTGCATCTCTACCTCTAATTGCTCCTCTGATCTGTGATCCGTCGGCCAGTCTTTGTGTGCCAGCTGTATTGGTCGCTGTGGGTGTGTATGTATTTATATCTTCCTGATCAGAAAATCTAATAAACATATCATCCTGTGTTGATATATCTCCAATAGTTGTTTCCGTTCCATAAAATACTAAGTGACGATCCGGTGTTGATACAACCATATGTCTTGATGCCGTGGGTGCACCAGTTATAATTGCAGCTCTTGTTTCAGTGGCATTTGATAAACTAGAGTCCCATGAAAAAACTGCACTGTCATGAATTAAACATATTGCTTTGTCACCAAAATTATCTATAGACCACATACCCGGTTCTAATACTAAGTCACCTGACGCTGCCTCGCCCCATGCAATAAAGTCTGACGAGTTTGTGACTGTAGCCCCATCACTATGTGCTGACCTTGTAGAGTTTCTAACAGCTCTTGTAATACCAGTTAAATTATTTCCAGAAACCCCTGTGTAAGAAATTTCTTCATTTCCAACTTGAATAAAATTTGTACCTGAACTAGGAAACTGTGAGGCATCAGTTAGAGTTATAGATGTTCCTGATCCACCTGTTCCTGCAGTATCATCCAACAACGCTCCATTTAAAGTTGTCGTTAAAGCAGAAGTATCTTCACCACCCCAAGATCCTAAGCCCCAACCAAATCCTTTCGCTTGCACCGCTGGTCCTACAGGATAATAGTGTTGCACTCTAATACCTCCTGATGTTGTTGCACCAGATCCTGACTCATTTGATGGCATTGTAATCGTAAGAGTTGTTGCGTTTGGAACAGTTGTTACCATAAATTTTTTATCATCAAAGTCAGAAGCGCTAAAATTAGAGTTAGTAATAGTAGAAAAATTATCTAATAATATTATGTCTTGTGGATTTATGCCGTGAGATCCACTAAAAGTTATTGTAACAGTTGGTGATCCATTCGTTGTGGTAAACGCACTTGTAAGAGTTGTCGTAGATTTTATAGGATGTATATCATAAAATACCCCTCCAGAAAAAGCGTATAAAATTCTATTTGTTCCTATAATAGCATATTTTCTAGACAAGCTATTGATAAAGTGATGTAATCCTCTACCTGCACCTGTAAGCTCATTTTGACCTGAGCCTCCTAATTGATTCCATCCACCTATTTTTTCAGGTGTGCCATATCTAAATCTAACATTATCACAATCTACCCATTGCCCCTCTGCAGTGGTTTCTGAAATTTGTTTATTAATACCTGGTTGAAAGCCTATCTTTTGTAGCATATTAAAATCCTATTTATTAATTTTATATCAGATTTTTACAGATTTTAAATCATTAAGTGGCTTTGAATTGAGTTATTCTTCTTCAGATTTAATTGGAATAGAACCATGTTCTTTTTGATCTCCGTATTTTTCTGTTAATTCAGTTATAATCTGCATTATAACATTTGAAAATTCATAGACAGACCTTCTGTTTAAAAGAAATGCTTTTCTAATAATTATAAAAAATATTTCTTTCCAAGTAAATTCTAACTTTAAATGTTCTTTTTTTAATACAAATTTCATAACTTAAAAATTAAACCATGATGTTAGTATATATTTATCCTTTTTTAAAGGGGGATTACCTCTATGAACATATGGAAAATCTGCAGGAAACACAGCGATCCTACCTTTTTTTGGTTTTAATCTCATTTTTTGATATAAAAATTCTGTTTCTCCTCCCTCCTCAATATCATTTAAATAGACTGTATACACTAAAGCTCTTCTACAAGCTTCTCTATAGTTTCTTTCAATATGCCAAAGATGATAACCACCAGTAGGTTTTGTTCTTTGCATTTTCATGTGAGTAAAATGTAAATCTCGACAACCAGTATATTCAAGAAAAGCTGTTGTTTTAAGATAAAGGTTTACACATTCATTTAATGCTTTACAAACTATTTCATTTTCATCTATCCATAAATCTGTTTTATAAAATGTAAGTGATATATCATCTTTAAAATTTTTAGTAGATCCATCAGTGCTTATTCTGTCATAAGATTTATGAGTGTTTGCTTCAAAGTATTCAATTAATTTATCAGAAACTTTAGGTTCTAAATAATTATCAAACGTACCAATAAAATTTTTTATTTCAGCTCTTTTTCTCATACTACCTCCGGATTTTCTGCAAAGCTTCTTTTATCATATTTCCATTCTTTATTAGGACCATTTTTATTAACGTAATGTAAAAAAGTTTGTATTTGAAAATCTCCTGTAAAAGGTTCTCTCCAATGTTCTAACTCACAACCTAAATATATAACTGCATCTCCAGGTTTTGTAATTATCGGATCTCCTCCTAAAAAAATAGGCCACTCTGTGTTATCATTTTCCCACATCAAAGTCACTGATATTTCACAAGAGGGTCTGTCTATGTGTTTATCCAATTTAGAATTATATGTATATATTCTAGTAAACGCGTAAGTAGGATATAATTCTAAACCTAATTCTTTTTCTAATTTTTTTCTTTTTTTCATTAATATGGTATCAGTAAAACAATCACTATAAAAACAAGAGTCATGATTATTACTTTGTTTAGTAAATTCAAAATTTGTAAAATTTCTTTTATGCATTAAATTAAAATAATGTGAGCCTATTTTTATTTCCTCTTTTGATAAAAAATTTTTTATTACTTTATATCTTTTTATTACAGCGCCCATGATATTACAGAATACCTTGTCCCTTCTAATATTGGTTCAATTTTATGTGGATATAAAAAAGTACTTGGCCAGATTATTAATCTACCTGGAATTACTTCTATTTCTTTCATAAGTTCCCCTAATGGATAAAAAAATTTTAATTCTCCTCCTTTGTAATCATTATTTAATAATAAAATAGCAGATAACATTCTTGGATTAGTTTTATAGTGATCTGTGTGAATTTTATAATGACCACCAGTTTCATATTTTAATACGCTTAAATCATTCATCTCTTGCATAACCAAGTTATTAGTAGCTGTATAATTTGTTTTACTATAAAATTTCATTGCATCCCAAATAATAGATTTTAATAAATTACACCAATGAATTTTTGTTTTACTCTTATCTGACCAATTAAATAAAGATAAGACTTTTGCATCTCTAATTTTTTTATTTTCTTGATTGTTTCCTACAGTGGCTTCTTCAAAATTTTGTTGATTACACCATTTTATTAAAGAAGATATGGCTTCTGGTTCTAATACATTATCGTAAATTTGAATATATCTTTCTAAATTCATCTTAAGATTATACTATCTTAAAATAATTATATTGTCAAAATTAAAGTTCTTTAGTGAAAATTTGTGGACATCCAGGAATATTATAAATATAATTTACTACTGGTTGAGTTTCTGTCCACCAACTAGCAGGACTTGTATTAATATTTTCTAGAAAAGAAACCATTGCTTGTCTATCTGAACTTGAGTCATAACCAGGTTTTTCTTTAATTCGTTCTATTAAAAAATCTCTATTGCTCACTAGTATCTGTGATTTTTCAGAATCACTTAAACTCATGTCGTTTTCGCAAGGACTCGTATTCCAAGTCATTGAATCGTTTTCATATGATGGATCAGCTAATCCAGAGCCTGCATCAAAATATTGTTGGTCTGTAACCTCTACAGCATGATATCCAGTAACTAAAGCCATCCATTTATCTTTAGCAGCGTCTGTAGGGGCTAATTTTTCAAACTCTCCTATTTCATTAAATATAATATATTTTGTCATGTGTATTATGCGTTATCGTAAATTAAAATTGCGCCTGAAGATCCTTGGCTTCCACCACCGAAACTACTTCCTCCACTTCCTCCACTACCAACGTTAACGGCTTCTCCACCTGAATTAGCATTTGAAGTAAAAAAAGGATATTTTCCAGGTATAGCTGTTGAGCCTCCAGTAATAACAGTTCCTGAACCTACATTTCCAGAGTTTCCAGAATCTCCTGTTTGTGTTCCTTGACCGCCATCACCTCTGTTACCACCATTAACTGAAAAAATATTTGCAAGACTTGTTGCAGTTCCTGCTTGACCAGGTTGACCAGGATTAGGTGATCCTCCACCACCGGCATTTCCTACTGCATATGGTTCTGAAAAAGGAGGGGTTATGTCTGCAACGAAAAGACCTGACATTCCATTTCCGCCTCGGCCTCCAGAATTTGAAGTAGCACCGCCGCCACCACCGCCAGCGCCTACACCAAAAACTACAAGTTTATTTCCGTTAGAAGTAAAAGTTCCAGTGCTTCCATCCGTTGAATCTATAAGAGCAGGTTTCATAACCGCAGCACCTGCACCAGATGCAGCTGCTATGACTCTTCCTGAAGAATCAATAGTTACTGTAGATGATGTAAAAGTTCCTTTTGCTGGTTTTATAATTCTTGGCATTGTTTTCTTTCCTCCTAAAATTTATTAATCAACCATCTCTACATAAGAAACGTGAAAAGCTAAATCGTTAGCAGCTCCAGCTGTAACCGATATTATATCTGTTTCATCTAAATAGATAGGTCTTGCAATTAAATCTAATGTTGAATCTGCAGGCACAGATATTGTGCTTGCAATTTTAAAAAAAGTTGAACCATTGTCATTACTAATTTCTACTGTTGCATCAACAGCATTAGTTCCATCAATGTTCGCTAATAATATTGTATCAATTCTTACTGCAGTTTCTGCAGGGACATCAATCATAGTAGTTCTGTTTGTATCAGATAAACTACCCATAGCATTTTTAGGTGTG